TTCATCATCCGCCCCTCCCGGGGCCATGGCTTGGTAGATGAAGATCACGCCATCCCGCATCTCGTGGACCTGATCGCCGGGCCGGGGCAGGGTCAATTGGCCTCCCAGCACCAGGTGCGCTGCGCGGATCAGATAATCCCGCAACTCGGTCCGGATCGCCGCTCCTTCACCGTTGTCTACCGCGAAAACGCTCCGGCCGATGGTCGCCGTCACCTCGGCACTGTCACCGCCGCGCTGATAGATGACAGGGCCAGCCAGGTGTTTGTCGCGCTGGTCCTCCAGCCACTGGGTGGATTGTTCAAGCAGGTCGGGCATGAAAGTTTTCTGTTTGGGGTCTGGAATCCGAAGTCTATGGCCTTTGGTCTATGGCCTTTGGCCTCCAGCTTCTCTCATTGGTTTAGTCGCACGCGTACGATTGATTCTCCCATTCCGGTTCCACGGATCGCCTTGCCCATGATCTTGTTGGATCCTCCATTGGCAATGTTGGAGGCCTTCCTGGCCACCGAATCCCAGTAAACGATCTGGCCGGGATCAAAGTACATGCCGGGGCCGGTCAGCTTGAGAACGTCAAAGACGCCGGTCACCGCCAGGCTGCCTGGAGTGTTGGCTGGAATGTCCCGCCTGGCCACCCCCACCAGGTCCATCTGCACGACCACATCCCCCGCGGCGACATTGCTGGCGGGCGTGTAGTCGATGCCGCCGCCGTCATGAATGAAAGTTGCTGTTGCCATCAGTCTCTCCTTGTTGGTCTGTAAGGTTCATACTGCTCGTAGAAGGGACGACGCTTACGCCTCGCCCTTGAGCTTGACGCCGCCGCGGTAATCCTGCAGCGCCACGCCGAAGTCGAAGTAGCCCCGGAACTGGATGCCCAGCACATTGAAGTCCGCATCGGCCCGTTCCACCGTGGGCGTCTGCTGCCCGTTGAGGAACGCGACCTCGATCACCGGCAGGTCGGCCGGATCGGCCAGCAGATACCACGCCTTGGCGCTGTAGCCGACGAGCGTGGCGTTGGCGAGGTAGGCCGAGTAGACGACGGTGAACTTCCCGGCGTGCGGGTTGTTGGTCAGATACTTGGTGTTGGCGGTGGTGTCGCGGACATCGGTGGATTGCATGAGTTGCGTGCCGCGCACCAGGAGCGCCGGCGGGACCAGCAGCACGCGGGGAACAATCCCCAGCGGGCTGCCTTCGGCGTCCTTTTGTTCGAGGAACAGCAACTCGGCGGCAGTCAGACCATCGATGGACAGGGCCGTGTCCGCGCCTTCCTTGTAGTTGGCCCGCGCGGTGGTGAAGAATGCGGCATTGTTCAAGAACGCCGACCAGAACACCTTGTTGAGCTTGAGCGCCCCGCCCCGGCCGATCCGCTGCGGCAGGCTGGTCAGCGCCCCCAGGTCATCATTGATCAGGTCCGTGCGGGTGACCGAGAACATCTTGCCGTAGGTCTTGGCCTGGTTGGTGAAGCTCTCCTCGTCCACCTGGCCGTGCTTGAGTTCTCCGTCCGGGCCGACCTCGTCGTACTCGAACGCGCCGGTCATGCGGTAGCTGGTGATGGCCTTGAAGTCGCGGACCGGGCGGGTGGCCGCGATCTGCTGCCAGGCGCTTTCCACGCTCATGAAGCCGGCCAGCAGGAACTTGTTGGCGATGTTTTGCAGGATGCCCGGCAGCCGGAACGTGCTGAACGCGGCACGGAGCGCCCCATCCCGGTCGTCGTCGAACGTGCGGCCGCCGTAGCCGTTGGCCCACGCCCCTTCCATGAGCAGACGTTGCAGGCCCATCCGCCCGCGGAACGCCTTGTGCGCTGCATCCAGCGTGCGGGACTCGAATTGCTTTTCGTGTCCTGGCAGACGGGACGCCTGACACGCTGCGGCCAGCAGGATGTCATCGGTCACCGTGTGGTCGAGGATGTGCGCCGCCGGCGCGGCGGGCCGGTCGGCGCGCAGCACTTCCAGTTCGGTGCGGGTCGCGTCCCAGTTCTCCTCGACGGCCTTGGCGGCAATCTCGTCGTGCCTGCCCCCCCTGCCTCCGCAGATCTTCTGGATCGCGGAGATGCGCTTCATCTCGGCGGCGGCCTGGGCGCGGATGGCCTCGGGCGGCTGGACCACCGGTTCGGCGGCGGACGCGGACATGGGAGAATCGGTCGTCTGAGGCATGGTCTGCTCCTTATTGGCTTGTGAAACCGTGGCGGCGATGGCGGCGGACGTGTTGTCGTCCGCGCCCAGCGCCACGAAACTGACCTCACCGAGCACTGTCTTGCGGGCGATGTTCACGGGACCTTGGAACACCTTTCCGTTCGCCTTGGCGCTTGCGCCCTCCGGCACCCACTCGACCTCGGTGGCGCGGGCACCGATGGACGCCTGCCAGGGAAAGCCGTTGGCGGCGTCGGCCAGCACTTCCTGTGCGGCCTTGCCGGACGCCGACACCACGCCGGTGACGCCCAGCGTGCGTTCGCTCTGTTGCACCTGGTCGATGTGTCCCACGCGGGCGGCGCGGTCGTGTTCGAGGAAGACCTTAGGCTTGGCCGAGGCCTGTAGCCCGGCCAGATCGACCACGACCGGGTAGCGCCACCCGGCCAACTGCATTGCTCCGCCGGTGTAGGCGGTCATCTGGAACCGCCGGGGCTTTGCGGCCTGGCCGTCAGCGGCGGCGGTCTCCAGCCATTGCAGGTCGCCGGCGGCGGCGACGATGCGAAAATCACGCGGCCCTTCCGAGCCGGATGTTTTAGGTCTGGGGATCGATGGGTTGGCCATCTTCGGTCTCCTGGTCTTGAGGTTGCTGCTGGGTTCCGGCACCGCCCGGGGCGGCGACGGACATGGGCAGTCCGAGTTCCTTCATGAGCGCCAGTTCCTTGGCCCGTTGGCGCAGCTCGGACTCCCAGTCGCGCCCCTGGCGGGCGTACTCGAAGGCGAGCGTGGTCGTGTTGTTCTGGAGGCGCGTGGCCTGGGCCGAGGCTTCCTTGGCCGGATCGACGTGTTCATGCCCGTCCCAGAACCATTGGTGCGGGAAGGCGGCGTCCACGCTGCGAAGCGATTGCGGGAGCAGGCCTTCGACGAGGACCGCCTCGTTGAGCCAGGCGGCCAGAACTCGGTTGAGGATGACGGTTTCGATGTGCGCCTGATCGACGCGGATGCTCTTGAAATAGGTCTGGTGGTCGAGGCGGCCGGAGGCGTAGTTGTAGCCCGAGGAATTGCCGGCCGCGACGTTGAACGGCATGTTCAAGCATCGCGCGATCTCGTTGAGGATCTCCTTCTTGAACTCCCCGTAGGTGGTCGCGGGCTGCTCTGCCGTGATCTGCCCCAGCTTCCATCCGCCCGGCAGGACCGTCGCCATGCGCCGCTCCAGGTCCACCAGGTCCATCGGCTCGACCGGATCGGCCTCGCCGTTGGCCGGGGCGTCGGTATAGAGAACGGCCGCGAAATCGGCGGCGGTTTCGGCGGCGGCGATCACCGCCAGCGTGTACCTGCGCAGCTGTGCGAACAGCGGCAGCGCCGGGGTGATGTCGGGGATGCCCCGCGCCTGGCCGGAGCGGTCGGCGCGATAGTAGTGGATCATCGCGGCCGCTGAGATGCGGTCGAACTCCAGGCCGCTGCCGGCAAAGAAGATGCCGTCGCCGGGGTGACGCCGCAGGACATGGTATTCGACCGGGTTGCCCAGTCGATCCAGAACGATGCCGTCCACCGGCTGCGGGGCGGCGGGATCAAACACCGGCGTGGTGACCTGGTCGGCCTCGATCAGCCGCAGGTCCAACTGCACCGGCGCGTCAACGGCGGGGTTGTTGGTCAGGATACCGAAGGCCTCGCCCGAGTCGGCGCGGGCCATCCGCATCGTCCGCAGCCTGGGCGCAAGGCCCACGGCATCCGACCATTGGGCAAATGCCTCTTCTATAGTGCGGTTTGCCCTGGGGTCGTCGGTCAGCAGTTGCAGCCGGGGACCGGTGCCGACGCAGTCGTTGGCCAGCGTCAGCACGATGCCCCGGGCGTAGGAGTTGTTGGCCACCTCGTAGCGGGCGCGGTTCCGCAGGATGCGTCGCACCTCGGAGTTGATGGCGGCGTTGGGCGAGAGGCCGTCGGCGTTGGCCCAGTGCCGGCGGTTCTCGTCGTTGGTCACGGCCGCGTCGTAACGACCCATCATCGCGCCGCCCGAGCCGCCGCGCACAATTCGCAAGCCGCCGGTGCGTGGGGACGCGGAGCGCGGGGGACGCTGCGGGCGGGCGAGATTGCGAATCCAATCGAGCATTCAGTCTGTTCCGGGGGGTACGAGTTTCTTCATGGCGATCCCCAGCCCCTTGCTGCGGGTCGCCTTCTTTCCCTGGAGGTAGCGGTCGGCGGCGATCTGGTCGGGCAACGAATGCTGCTCCATCTCGGCGCTGTCCCCCTTGGCCCGCTTGGGGCCGGCGGCGTTGTCGCGGATGTTCTGTTCCAACTCGTCTGCCATCGCGTGGTCCTCGTCAGAAGCGCCGGCGGACCTGCGCCACCGGGTACTGGTCAAAGTTGGGCTTGCACGCCGTGTGTTTCTGCTCGTGGCGCACCAGGGCGCGCACGGCGGAATCCGGCTTGCGCCCCTCGGCCAGCGCCAGCCACGCCGCCTGCAGCGCGTCGTCACGAAGCGACTGCGGACAATGGCGGATCGCCGTGGCGGTCAGGCCCGGAGGCCATTCGGCGATAGTGGTGGGCGCGAGCGCTTCCATTACCCCTTATGGACAGGTTCCGGGGGTGCCTTGTCTCTTGAATTCCTGTGTAAGATCAGATTGGGTCTGCCGGCGGACCCTGAGGCATGGAATTGGCTCCGCCGACGATGCGTTCGGTGGTGGTGACGCGATGACCACAGTGGCGGCAGGCCCGGCGACGGCGGACGTAGCCGACGGCGTGGGAGATCTTCACCAGCTCGAAATGGCGGCAGGCGCATCGGGGGCAGACGAGCCCGCGCGGGGCGGCGGCGGACTTGGCACTGGAGGTCTTCATCGCCGCCTCCCCTGGATCGCCGACAGCTTCAGGCGCGGCCGCGAAGTTTCGCGCCGCACATCCGTGCCGAACAGGACCGCGCCCTGCATCGACGCCGCCACGGCGCAGCCGACCAGGCAGTCCAGCCAGTGGTTGTCGGTGCCGGGCGTGCGGAGTTTCCATTCGTCCAGTTCCCGGCCCCGGCCGCTGGTCTTGACGCGGTATTCCGCCGTGAGGTGTTCCGAGAGCAACCGATGATCCACGCCGCCGCCGGGGGCAAACAGAGACAGGCACCCCGGATCGCCCATCGGCACCGTCAGGCGGGCATGGACAAAGGACTTCCAGTAGTTGGTGTCGATCAGCGCATAGCGCGTGGCACGCTTCCCCTGGGCGCCGGGAATCCGCCAATGCAGGCCCATGCGGTCGCCGCGCTTGGCCCGGTACTCGGCGAACGGCGTGCTGGCCGCGCCGACGTAGCGCCCGTGGCTGGGCATGACGACGGCGGCGTGCGCGGATTGGCGGCAGAACTGGTAGACCACGTCCGTGCTGTTGCCCCAGTTGGCGTCGATCAGGCAGCGTTCAATAGCCATCTCCGCGCCGTCGTCGCGGCGAAACTTCCGCGCCAAGCGGTCGGCGGTCAGCGCCTCCAGCCCCGCGTAGATCACGCCTTCCTGCCCCGTGCCTTTGTGAGCCAGCATGAGCGTGCGCTTGGCGTCACGAAGCGTGTAATACGGCCGCTTCTGGTCGGGGTATTCCCCGTAATCCAGCACGTACCCGGTGAAATCGTCCTCCCACCCGCACACCAGCCAGAAGAGCAGCGCCCCTTGGACGTCAATGAACATGGTCAGGTGGTTCACGCCCACCGGCACCTCGCCGCGTTTCATGCCGTTGGTCTTGGCAGCGATTACGTCGGGCTCGAGCATCTCCTCGCCGTCAGCTTTGTCCGGCAGCGGCTCGTTCTGGTACTCGGCCCAGAACGCCGCATCCCCCTGGTCGAGCTTCAGGTTCATCGCGTGCTGAATGGCGCTGAGTTCGTCGGGGTTGTGGCGCTGCGGCCACGCGATCATTGCGCCCGCGTCCATGTCGGCCTGGTTGGCCCGATAGAACTCGGTCGCCTCGCCAACGCCTCGATCCGCGCGCTGCCCCTCGGCACGCACGCGGGCGTACTCCTGCCACAGCTTCTCGTTGGCCGGGAACGCGTACACCATCTTCGTGCGCTCCCCTTGCCACTGCGGATGCTTCTCCCTGTCCAGAATGCGGTCGGCCATGTCATCCGGCCGCACCACGGTCAGCGTCATGAGCCCCGCGATCTTCCGCCCCGGCCCGGCCAGGCCCAAGATCGCGCCGGCGAGGATCTGTTCCCGCGTGGCGCACTGCGAGGGGCTGCGTGCTGATTCGTCAGTTTGCGGATCGTCCAGCAAAACAAGCGACGG